GGTTTATTACCTATGGAAGCAGCTAATATAACTTCACAGATAGCAGAAGGTGATTCACCATTAGATATTGCAACAGATCCATTGAATTATCTTGGTGCAACATTTGCAGAACCAGCAACTAAAATTGCAGCTAGAGGAGTTAATCCTAAAATAGCATCAGCCATGAGATTAGGTATGAGTCCTACAGCATTAAGATTATTATCTAGAGCTGGAGGTATTGGATTAGGAGCATCTTTAGGTATAATGGGTCTACAAAAATTAAGTGACTTATAATGGTTAAATTAATACCAGGAGGTGGACCACCACCAAAGAAGGGACCTAATTCACAGGGGTTGAATGTTCCTTTTAAACAGACTATAGTAGTCAAGAACTCGGAGAAAAAGAATGTCAACAATAGACAAGGCTCTACCAAACGTCGTAGAGAACAAAGTAACAACGCCTAGCGACGAAGAAGTTGCAATAGCAGAAGAACAAGTAGCAGAATCACAAGGTGGTGAAGGCGTAGAAGTACAAGAGAACGAAGATGGTTCGGTAGATATTAACTTTGAACCAAACAAAGTTAATCAACAAAATACAGAATCACATTTTGATAACTTAGCAGATTTATTACCTGACGATGTTTTAGGTACGTTAGGGTCAGATCTTTTTAACAATTACATGAATTACAAATCTTCTCGTAAAGAATGGGAAGATGGTTACATAAAAGGTTTAGACCTTTTAGGATTTAAATACGAAGATAGAACACAACCGTTTCAAGGTGCTTCAGGTGTAACACACCCGGTATTAGGAGAAGCGGTCACACAGTTTCAAGCACAAGCTTACAAAGAATTACTGCCAGCGAAAGGTCCAGTACACACTCAGATCATGGGTGTTGTGGACAGAGTAAAAGAAGATCAAGCGGCTAGAGTAAAAAATTTCATGAACTATCAACTCATGAACAAGATGAAAGAGTATGAACCCGAGTTCGATCAGATGCTTTTTTATCTCCCTCTTAGCGGCTCTGCTTTCAAGAAAGTCTACTACGACGAATTACTTGACAGAGCCGTTTCTAAATTTGTTCCGTCAGACGATTTGATAGTTCCGTATACAGCGACATCATTAGAAGATGCAGAGGCTGTGATACACAGATTAAAAATGTCTGAGAACGATTTAAGAAAAAAACAAGTATCTGGTTTTTATAGAGATATAGAAATACAACCAGGATACACACAGGACACAGAAGTTGAAAAGAAAGAATTAGAAATAGAAGGTGTTAGAAAATCAAAAGAAGAAAATGATTTTACAATTCTAGAGTATCACGTTGATTTAGACTTAGAGGGTTTTGAAGATTTAAATCAAGAGACTGGAGAAAAAACAGGAATTAAATTACCATACATTGTAACTTTAGATCAAGGCAGTAAAGAAGTTTTATCTATTAGAAGAAACTTTAAAATGGGAGATCCACTTAGAAAAAAAATAGATTACTTTGTACACTTTAAATTTTTACCTGGTCTAGGTTTTTATGGCTTTGGTTTAATACACATGATTGGTGGTTTATCTAAAACTGCAACAGCAACATTGAGATCTTTAATAGATGCAGGAAGTTTTTCAAACATGCCTGCAGGATTTAAGCAAAGGGGTATTAGACTTAGAGACGAAGCTGAGTCTATTAAACCTGGTGAATTTAGAGATGTGGATGCTCCTGGTGGTAACATCAGAGATGCATTTATGCCTCTACCATTTAAAGAACCATCGGGAACACTATTACAATTAATGGGTGTCGTGGTTCAAGCTGGTCAAAGATTTGCCGCGATTGCTGATATGCAAGTCGGTGACGGCAACCAACAGGCAGCTGTTGGAACGACGATTGCTCTTTTAGAGCGTGGCTCAAGAGTGATGTCAGCAATCCATAAAAGAATGTATGCTGCCATGAAACAAGAGTTTAAATTATTAGCAGATGTGTTTGCACAATATCTACCACCTGAATATCCTTATGATGTTGTTGGTGCACAAAGAATGATTAAGCAAACAGACTTTGATGACAGAGTAGATATTATACCTGTTGCTGATCCAAATATATTTTCACAATCACAAAGAATTAGTTTAGCACAAACAGAGCTACAACTTGCAATGTCAAATCCACAGATACACAACATGTATGAAGCATACAGAGATATGTACGAAGCGATCGGTGTAAAAAATATTGATCAGATACTTCCACCACCACAGCAACCTATGCCAATGGACCCAGCTACTGAAAATATTTTAGCAATGAGTGGTAAACCTTTTCAAGCATTCAAAGGTCAAGATCACAGATCACACATTACAACCCACTTAAATTTTATGGCTACTAATTTAGCTAAAAATAATCCTGCAGTTCTTGGTGCATTAGAAAAAAATATTTTTGAACACATTGCATTCATGGCGCAAGAGCAGATTGAAGTAGAATTTATAGAAGAGTTACAACAATTACAGCAATTACAAATGGCTGTTCAACAAAATCCAATGTTACAACAAGATCCAAACACTCAACAACAACTTTTAACTCTAACTTTAGCGTTGGAGGCAAGAAAATCTAAGTTGATTGCAGAGATGACACAAGAATTTAAAGAAGAAGAGAACAAAATTATGGGTGATTTTGGAAATGACCCTGTTGCAAAACTAAAAGCAAGAGAATTAGACCTTCGAGCAATGGACGATCAAAGAAAACGTGAAGAAGGAGAGGAAAGATTGAACTTAGATAAGATGAGAGCTATGATGAATCAAGAAAATCAAGAAGAAAAACTTGATCAGAACGAAGAATTAGCTAAACTAAGAGCAAATACGTCTATAGAAAAGACAATTTTAAGTAAAACAATACCTTCAGCACCAAGAATGGACAAACCAATTGGTAATGTTGCAATAATTAGGAACAAAAACTAGTTTTTATGGATAAAAAACAGAAAAAAGTTGCAAAAGTTATGAGAGAATTTAAAAAAGGTAAATTAAATATAGGTTCGTCTAAGAAAAAAGTAAAAAAACGTAAACAAGCGATAGCGATAGCGTTATCAAAAGCAGGAATTAAGGAGAAAAAATAACATGGCATGGTTTAGTTTAGCAAAAGTAGCAATTAACGCTGGAACGCACATATTTAAGAAGCGTCAAGAGACGAAAATGGCTATGGCAGACGCTCAACACATGCATGCAAAACGTATGGCCGACGGACAGGCCGAATACCAGGGTAAATTGCTAGAAGCTAGGCAATCAGACTGGAAAGACGAATTCATTTTATTGATTTTGTCAGCGCCCGTAGTGGTTTTGGCCTGGGCAGTGGTATCTGAGGATCCTACTGCTATGGATAAAGTTAAACTGTTCTTTGAATATTTTTCACAGCTCCCGACATGGTTCACAAATTTATGGATCCTTGTAGTTGCGAGCGTATATGGTATAAAGGGAACACAGATTTGGAGAAATGGTAAAAAATAATGAGCAAAAAATCTAGAAGAAGAAATAAAAAAATAGCAGCACTAGCAGGTTTGTTAGGTGGTGCTATGTTACTCGGTAGAGGAAAAGGAACTGCGTTTCCAAGACCAAAAGCAGGGACTATAGATCAAATGGCAAAAGACGTAAAAGTTGAAACACCAAAAGTTTTTCAAGATGATATCATGAGAGGTGGGTCAGGTGTTAAATTTATGCCTAAAAGAAATCCAAAATCTATACGTCCAGGAATCAACACACCTTTTAATCCAAAATCTATAATTCGTAATCAAGACGGATCTATCACACAAGGTGGGATAACTTTTCCTAATAGAGATGCTTTTAGAAACAGAGCTGTTATGCCAAGTAATTTAAGTAGAAACATGGGAATGCAAAGAACACCAATTATCGATGATTCTTTTTTTGGTGATGCCATGGCTAAAGACGGTGGTAAAATAGTAAAAACAGAAACAGGTGGAAAAGCAGTTAGACCTAAAAAGAAAACTAAAATTCAAATCCGAGGATTTGGGAAAGCGAGGAAATAATGACTAAAAAAATACCAAAAGAAAAGAAGGGATTTAATAAATTACCTGAAGCAGTTCAGAAAAAAATTAGTCCTAAATTAGCTGCCGAATTTAGATATGGTGGTAAAGTTAAGAAAAAAATGAAAAGGAAGAAAAAGTAATGGCAAAACTTTGTCCAAGAGGTAAAGCCGCAGCGAAGCGAAAGTTCAAGGTCTATCCTTCGGCATATGCAAA